GTTGTGATGTCGATGGTTGCCATAGCCAAAGCCTGCGAGGTGAGTGTCGGATTGGTGACAAATCGTGCCAAGCGATACGGGCCTGATCTCACGAGAAGCCAGCTCCGAATTGATAGGCCATGCAAGAGTTTGACCGAGACGCACAAGCAGCGGACGGCATCGGCACCAAAGGCTCAGGCCGCAAAGGCGCTGACAGTTCGTGTCGACCGCTCGCCCGGGTGGCTCGAACATCGGGAAGAGAAACGGACAATTAAGCCGCCGCCAAATAACGACCAATACCGCTCAATGTTACGGGCCCATTACGGACTAAAGTGAGAATATGCCAAACAACAAAAAAAGACAGTTTACGCTCCTCCCTGATGGCACAAAGCACTTTGCCAGCGAACTTGAGAAGTTGTTCGACATCGCGCCGACAACCCTTTTCAGATTGAAAAAAAAAGGGAAAACCGAGTTCACGCGGGAAGAACTGGAAGGGATGCGTCGGGGTCAGAAGTTTATTGAGAGTCCCAAGAACACGCCCTTAACCGTAGATGATGTCCCTTACAAATCGACAACGCTCGAAAGGGCACTGATGAGCTTGAGATGAGAACGTGCCCGCCCCAGTACCCGATTTTCTCAAGTCATTTAGCGAGCATTACGGGCGGCCCGGAAGAGGTCTGACTTACCTCCATGGGGCATAAAACGGTATTCCGCTGCACCGGCCAGAATAACATCTCCTCCTAAAGATGCTGGTCGGTTACTGGAAATCTCGGGAAGTAGCGGTGACTGCCGGGAAAGATCGGCTTTATCGAAAACACCACGAAGAGGGAACGCCGCCGTAAACCCACAATCCAGGCGCGACACTCTGGAGAGACAGAGAGCTTTGAAAGATTAAAAAACAGACAGCGGAGAAAACAAGATGATAACCTTTTTTGTTGCGGGCGTTCCGGTGCCGAAAGGATCAGCAAAAGCATTCATGAACAAAGGGATGCGTTTCCCGGTTGTTGTCCAGGATAACGCGGAAAGGCAAAAACCATGGGCGTCAATGATCGGATACACGGCGCAGCGGGCGGGCGCGGAGATGATGGCCGGTCCGGTAAAAGTTGAAGCACATTTTTTCATGCCGCGCCTCAAGTCGCACTACGGGAGCGGGAAAAAAGAGGGAGTGATTAAGGCAAATGCCCCTAACTTCCACATCAGCAAGCCCGACCTCGACAAACTGATTCGGTGCATTAAGGACGCGCTTACCGGGATTGTGTGGAAGGATGACTCACAAGTTGCTGAGGTGAGCGCAAGCAAGGTTTACAGCAATCTCCCTGGAGTCAGGATCTGGATATCGGCCCTGTGATGAAAACGACTGAAAAACGAGTAGGTCTGATGGGCTCAAAGCCGCTAGGGCCTGGGTACATGAGGACGATCTCGAGAAAGGCAAGAGAGATGCGGAAAGCTGAGAAAGGGAAATTGCCGCAGGTTCGGCAGAAACGATTGGAAAATTTTTAACCAAAAAAAAGGAGATACACAGTGGAAAAAATCAGCACAAAGGGTTTGATCGAAGAAATTTCGACAGCAATAGGCAGGCCAAAGAGTTTCGTGAAAGAGGTCATCAGGGATAAAGAAATTAAAAAGGGAGACAAGGCATGAGCGAGTCTAATAATGTATACAAACGCCTGCAAAAAACCAAAGCAGAGTTGAGCCTGATACCGATAAAAGAGAGCGGAAACAACACTTTCGCAAAATACACATACCTTGAGCTGGGAGACTTTTTGCCCCATATTGTCAGGCTTTGCGATGCAAACGGGATCTGCCCGATTGTTCTTTTCGGGGAAACAGAGGCTACGCTGACTATTTTCAACGTAGATAAGCCCGATGAAAATCTCGTCTTTTCATCTCCGATGGCAAGCGCTGAATTGAAGGGGTGTCATGCAATCCAAAACATGGGCGCTATTCAAACGTATCTCCGCAGGTACCTTTACATGTCGGCTTTCGATGTGGTTGAAAATGACATCCTTAACGCTTCTGGTGGGGCCGACACGAAACCAAAACCGCCGGGGGGGAATGGAGAGTCATCACCAAAGTTATTTGTTAACGCCGATGAACTCATAACTCTCCGTGACCTGTTTAACCAAGCAAAGGTCTACAATGAGGCCTCATTCTGCCAGCAATCAAAAATAGCCAAACTTGAAGACCTTGAATCACACCGATACCAAGGAGCCTTCAATTACATCCAGGGCATCATTGCCAAGGAGACCGCGGAATGATCACATCTATGGCGGAACAGGGATCTTCAGAATGGTTGGCTGAACGATCCGGAAAAGTGTCTGCATCTTGCTTTTGCAACATCTTGACCAGCAAAGGCGCAAAGACTACCGGTGAAACCCGCAAGAAATATCTTTATAAACTCGTCGGTGAACGTATCAGCGGCGAACCTGAAGAAACGTTCAAAAATGAGTGGATGCAGCGAGGTAATGATCTTGAGCCGGAAGCTAGAGAAACATTCGAGCGCAAAACTGGCCTTTTTGTCGCACAGGTAGGAATGGTATACCTTGATGAGCGTCGTACCATTTCATGCAGCCCTGACGGTATAATTGGTGATGATAGCGGCCTTGAGATAAAGTGTCCCAAACTGTCCACCCATATTGATTACATCATCACTGACAAACTGCCTACGGCATACGTTCAGCAGGTCCAAGGGAGTATGATGGTGTGCAACCGGCAATCATGGAATTTCATGTCATACCATCCCTTGGTGCGCGAACTGTCCCTATTGGTCGAACGGGATGATAAATATATTTCTATCCTGCGGGAGGCGGTTGAAGAATTTGCGGCCGAGGTCGAATGTTTGATAGAAAAGCTTGGTGGACAACCCATAAAAAAAGAGATGGTGATTAATAAAACAGAAATCCCAAGATCGGGCGTTTCTACGGTTTCAAAAGAAGATTTTTTTTAAGGAGAGGTCATGGAAGCTTTGCCAGTAATCATCGAAGGGAAACAGCTCATCGTAAAAGAACTGTCAGGGGTAACGCTCGAACAGGTAAAACCTGTGCTCGAAAAGTTCAAACTGATCAACGCCAGCATGGTGTTTGATGTCCGGTCACCGGAAGGGAATAAAGAGGCCCGCTCGCACGTCTTTAAGCTCCGCAAAATCAAGAAGCCCATCGAAGATCGAGCCGAAGCCTTGAACGCTGGATTCAAGGCCGATATAGCCAAGGCAAAGAAAGGGATGGAGGGCACGGTCGAATTAAAGAAAGCCCTTGTCGGCACGGTTGATGAAATGATTGCCGTGCATACCAAATCTATTGATGCCGTCGAGGCAGAGTTGGCCGAAGCGAACCGGCTGAAGAATCTCCAAATCGAGATTGAGCAGGCGCACCAAATCGCCCTTGATATGAACGCCATGCTCAACCAGCAGCGAGAACTTGAAAGGCAGGCCGCTGAACAAGCCATGATCGCAAAAGAGCTTGCCGATAAACAGGCAGAACTTGACCGGATCGAGCGAGAGCGCAAGGTTGCCGAGGAAGCCGCCGAGAACGCCAGATTACAGGAACGGGCCAGGGCTGAAGCTAGTAGGCTTGCCGCCGAAGACCGGGAGCGCAAGGCCAAAGAGGCAAGCGAGCGAACAGTAAGGGAAGCACGGGAACGCGAACAGAAAGCCGATGCACAGGCGGCGCAAGCCTTGAAGGATCAAGAGACCAAAGCAGAACTCGAACGCCTTGAAGCCGAAGCTCGGCACCAGCGTGAACTCGAAGCCGAACGGCAGCGCGTCAAGGACGAAGAGGACCGGAAAGCAAAGGAAGATGCCGAACGATTGGTCGAGGCAGAACGGGCAGCTAACGACCTGGAGAATATCAAGCGCGTAAACAGGGCTATCTTGGCCGTCATGGTTGGAATCGGTATCGACGCAGAGTTGGCTAAAGATTTTATCTTGATGGCAAAGGCAGGCGATATCCCGGCAATGTCGATCGATTACCAATGGCAGGCCGCATGATCCCATCCTGCCCGAAGAAAATGAACCCGTCCACCGACATGCAATCAACCGCTGAATTGCGCGAGTGGTGCAAAACGATGCGGGACTTGCGGCGGTGCGGGGACTGGCCGGAGGTTACGGGGCGGGATGTTGAGGTTAATAAAAAGAATCTTAGAGACTGGGTCTCGGCTCAAGGGAGGTTGTTTTAAATGGAAGAGCAAAAATTCAAGCAAGATTTTATCGCGTGCTTCTTGGCGTCATGGTGCGCGAACAAATATGAGGATTGCTGCATGAGGGGCGAGCAATCGGTACTTGGAAATCCCCCTGTAGAAGACGCGGAAGATATGGCCGATGCAGCATGGGAGAAGATTATTGAAAATTGCAACACTGAGAGCAAAACGACGCCACCATCCAAAAAATGGGCAGACCTCTACCACGTCGTCAATGTGATGATGATGACACTCGGAGCTGATGGGGAGATTAATACAGGGCAAGCCGTGGCTGGTAACGTGATGGCGGCACTAGCTGCTATTGATGGCGGCCAATATAACCCCGAACTTGCCGGTGACGATTAGAAATGATAATCACCCCAGAAATCGAAGTTCTGAAAAATAACCGGCTGGCGATGATGCTTGACCTGCACCGCCAGCGAACCGAAATAAAGGAGAATACCGACATGGCATCAAAAGGAATATGCGAAGCGTGCGAAGACCATAGCCTGCAACTGAAACCACGAGGGGACAAACAGCTCTGCGGAAAGTGCCGGACGATATTCAGCAACGTGGCCAACTGGCTGCCGGTGGTTGAGATGGCCCTGGCCGAGGTCTACCCGGAGAAGTATGGCCCGGGTGCGGTGATTATCGGAGGATCAGAAGGAACGCTTAAAAGGGCCGTCGACCAGAAAACCGAGGCCGTGCTGAAGCGGATCGCGGCGGCTGTCGGGTACGAGGGGGAAGATCCGGAGAAGTTGGCCGATATGGTCGACAGTGTAATCGAAGAGAAAATGGCTATCATCATGGCATTTCAAGCGAATGTGGAGAGGATGAAATTAACTTCTCCTACTGTCGATGTTTTCAAAGCGCTTTCATGCGGCCCTGATAATTGGCACTTGGCCGCAATCCAGACCGCCGCCATCCTCGACAATGCCGAGATTGAGTTTGCCGCCGCAAATACCAGACTCACCCGGGAAGAGCAATTGGGAGAATTGTACCGGGAAGAGTTGGCGGTTTGCAGGGGAAGGCTTGAGGTTGCCACCGCGGCAGCATGGATTGAAGAAGAACCAGCGCAGACCTCACTAATGATCCAAACAGGCCCCCTTGATCAAGCTGAGAGAAAAGCGGCTGAGCATTGGGAATACATCAAAGGAGTGCTTGAGGTCCATAATGTCACGCCTGGTGATGTTGATATTTGCGGCCACCACTACCGGACGGCGTTTGTCCACGGGTGGAAGCATCGTGGTGAGGCGGTTTGAAATAACTGAATCGGAACTGAAGAAGGCGGACAAGAAGTCCCCGCCAAATAACAGGCAGGGACGAATCGGGTTATTGCACCAAATACACCCGCACGGGACCAAGGGTTACTTTTTTGTTACCTGCCGTGACCCGAACGCCCCCGGAAGATGGAGGAGCCGAGCACGCCGGGCAACTCCCGCCGCAATCCACCCCGGTTTCGTCGCCATCCTGGATGCCGTTGGGAGTGGTGCATGGAGATCCAGATGCGTATTCCACCGCCCCTACATCGGCCACACCCCCCCTAGCTGTTCCGTAAATATCAGCGGGGACAACGGCATAGGGAACGCGGTTGATTAATGTGCTGCCCACCACCGGCTTGAGGAAATTACTGTCGAGATGATTTATTATCAACCTTCCCGCCCCTGTGGTAGCAGTGCTCGGTAAGTTGGTGTCAGGCGCGTTCGCGTTCCAGTGGGGGCAGGGATACCCATAAAATAGCTCCTTTGTGTTTTGCGTGCAGGAAGAGGTTACTCCAAAGACTTTTGCGAAATGATTATATGAGAAGACGTTTCCGGCTGTATTCCCATAGGAAATATCACCGATTGTCGAGTCCACGTACCCATCAAAATAGTTTCCGACGAATGAGGAGTTTGTCAGCACCCCATACATTTCAGCAAAAGCAAATGGAAAGGTACAATGCCACACCAGCAGATGATCCCAATTATAGTAGAACGATAATGGTGAAAACGAGTAGTTAACTCCTGTCTCGTTGAGATCTGGAGTTTCTCGCATCTCTGCAATTACATTCACAAAGGCGTTATCTGTGGCTGTCCCGGCATCTGCTCGCAGGAAGATTCCTTGATAATGTAAATCGGTCATTTTAACATTATACAAAATTCGATTACTTGCCGCCGGGAATCCAGAAGTATGCGCCTGATACCCGTCAGCGTGAACACCGGACGCTCCATTCGATACGTTACTTACAGTAGTGTTTAAGACAAACTCGGTGTTCTGGAACACATCTTCGCCCACTGTGTCGATAGTTCCGCCACGAACAAAGGCCGTATCGTAGTAGACAAAATGGACATTATAAATATAATTATCAGTGCTGTATTGTGAGGGGGCATCAAAAAACACCGGGTTTGTCCTGGTCCCACTCCACCGGCCCGAACCTATCAGCCGACAATTATCAATCCATTCGGTTGTAGCGTCTCCCGCAAATAGAACCTCTCCATCATTTGCCGTTGATAGCAGGGTAATTCCGCTGATTTTCAACTGCCCCGTAACTGATGGTCTGCCAGTATCTATGATTGCATCGGTAGCGGCTACTCCCACCGCATTGCGGATCGTAAGCCATTCTGTATTCGCCGTTGCTGATACGGGATCAATCGAATATGTCCCGGCTTTGAGATAGATGATATTACCAGAAGAAGAGCCGCTATTTGCTGTTTGCGCTGCGGTTACAGCAGCCGCAACCGTGGGAAACGGGTCGTCAATGTCGCCCACCGTCCCTGTCCCATCGCTGTTTGTAGCATCAACCCAGGCCGAAACGTGAGTATACGCAGATGCCCCGCTAACATAGAGCGTCATTTCCCCTAAGTCTCTGGTCCCGGCATCCTCACCAGTGACAACTGGGGTTACAGTGATAGCCCCATTCCCGGTGAACTCTGAACTTGAAATTGGGACCCAATACTCCCAAACACCAGATTGCGAGTTGAGTGTCATTGACGTTGACGTCTTCACCCCACCGGAGTACCCCTGTCCGCTGATGGTAAACTCAACCTTATCTATCCCTGCCTTTGAAAAAGCGACCACGCCAAAATTGAAAGTTGTCCCGTGTTCAATGCGCTGGTAGGGGACAACATCAACCCTGGCAATAGGTGTGAGGGCCATCGCTGATCCCCACATAAATAAAACAAGGAAAGCTGATAATAGATATTTCATATCAATTCGACCGCATCTTGAGATTATCAACATGGCTCAACGGTGTCCCTGCTGCTGTATCTAAGTAAATTCCCGCGTAATTACCTGTGGCATAGGTTGAGTCCGTTACCGCTGTCATGTCATCTTCATTGGTGTCAAGGAAATCTCCGTCGTCATTCCAGTCAATGGCAACATCAATAGAGTTTCCAACAATAGAAACCTGCATGATATGAGCTGTGTCAATTGGCCAAGTCTTGCCGCCGGTGTAGTCGACATAAGCAATAAAGGTATGGGTAGTCCCGGAAAATCTGCCAATAACGGCCCGAGTAGATTCAAACACTCTCGCGGTGTATCCGGTTGGGGTTCCACCGGGAGTAACCCGATAAATCATCCCCGCTTGATCGCTAGTGGTGTGTCCAGAAAAAACCTCTGACTGCACGACTTGATCCGCCTCCAAACTGGTAGCGGTATGATAGTACCCAGCTATTGCCCCGTATTGAGCAGTGCTCGCATATCCAGAGGCCACAAGCAATGTCTGTGCATTAAGGACGTTGGTGTAGTTGGCCGCAGTGTTTGCGGCGAAATCATCTGTCATCGCCCAAGAAGACACTGAACTAAACGTACACGTCGCCGCTTTGTTTGCGTCAAATGTAACAGATCCAGCGTTATATGCCCCAGTAACATCGCCGCCCCAGGACGTGAACTCATAGCCTGAATCAGCAGTTGCCAGCAGGTCAGTCACAGCCGTGTTGTCTGCAATGCCGGTTATGGTACAATCAGTCTGCCCAGTGCCACAATTGAGGCCAAGAGTTGAGGATGTTACAACACCGTTAGTTGGTTGGGTAAAAGTTAACGACCACGTTACGGGGGTTGGATTGCTCCAAGTGGTCGTAGCCGTACGGTCCCATCCTGTACCATCTGCCAAACAGTCAAAACGATACCCGGCAGCCCTTGCATACTGCCCAGCCGTGCAAGTCTCATCCGAGTATGTCGGTGGAGTGCTCACATATCCTGCACCTGCGGCGGTTGCGTCTGCTGCTGGCGACCAATTTGTGCCATTAAATTTGAGAACGTAATCGGTGGTTGGTGTTCCTGTAATCGACACCCCCGCAAGATTTGCAATGTTGTAGGTCACGGGCAACCCAAGCGCAGGGGTCCACGTTTCGGTAGCGGCGGTGCAATCTGTGGAGTTTAGATATTGCGTGTCAGAGCAAGAACCTGCATCTACGAATCGCATCACGTCGCCAATATCGGTTCCGTGGTCGAGATATCCAGCTGTCCCTATTCCTATAGCTGGTCCAAGGCTGGAAATCGTGGCGTTTCTCGTGGCGTTGCTCGCCTCGGTGTCGCTTATCAAAAAAGTATCAGCTCCGACAGGGGCCCCCTTGACCGCGTAACTGTACATAGCCGCTTTGGTTAGCTTTGACCGTTCGGCAACGCTCTGCGCTTTTGGGGCTTGTTTTTGATGATATACAACTGGAGCTTTTCCCCCAGCGCACCCAGACAACCCTATAAGCAGGGCCAAAACACACAACAAGGCAAATTTCTTCATCTCAAATCTCCACGTCATAATATTCGTCCTCGCCGAGAGTCACCGGCCATCGTTTTTTCGTCTGCAGGTCAACCATAAATAGTCCCTCAGGAACACGGCAAATATTGACCGTATGCTGCACCGGCTCACCCTGAAGCATGGAGCAGTGGGCCGCCCCTACCGACTTCGCCTTCCCTTTTCCGTCCGCGAAATGCCGGGCTACGTCCACATAAAAACCCCTAGCGATCAGGCCGCAGGGAAAGTCTTTCAACCACTGCACATTCTGCCCGTACAGTTCGATCATCTCGTCAAGCTCTTCCAGCGAGATAGTTTCCCATTCTTCAAAAATAGGCGTCCAGTCTGCCATGCTCGGGCAGAGTTCGCGGAGTTCCCCTGCGAGCTGATCAAAGGTGATAATTTCAGGTGCTTGCTTCAATCGCTTCGCCTCCTGGTAGATCGGTGATGGCGTTACCCTGGTCATCCAGGAGGACAGCGGCGTTTATAATATCAACCCACCCCGGCCATAAAGGGTCAAGCGCCGATCCTGCAGCCCTGTCGATGACTGGCAATACCGCACGGATGTCCATCAGCTCCACCTCACCCCGTAGGCGTTACCGGCCACCCCTGCGGCTTTGACCAGGCGGATATGGAGGCGCGCTGGGACGCGGACTACATTGTTATCCGCTGTCAACTCCACCGCAGCCCCGCCCTGCATCATCGCGGTCCAGTGTGCGTCATTGTCGTCGGCTGGTGATTCGACCCGAGGGATCTGGACCGCGACGGTTTCGGTGGTAACAAGGCCCACCAGCGAAATGGTCTTGGTGTTTCCGTCTGTTACAAAAGATTTTTTGTCGGCGTCGGCGGAGATTGCAAAGATGAGATTCATGAGCGTGTCCTCTATATTTTTTGGTTTATTGTCAGCTTCTCGGGGGCAATGCCTGTGTGGCATGGAAAACACCAAGGGCAACTAGCCCCTCCCTGCAAGTCTGCAAAAAGGGTTCAACCGGGGCTTTCCCGGTGTAGACAAACCACGCCCACACGGCAAAAAGGATGGTCGACAAGGCCACTTTGATCGCGGCGTTTGCGTTTTCGTTCATGCGCTCAACACCTCCATTGCTCGTTGATATGCGGCCAACCTTTCCGGCCACCCGTTCGAGTCGCCGACCTTGACCGTCTTCCTCCCACGATTCACTTTGTCGCAGCACCCGTCAAAATCCCCGAGATCTGCATACCGGTTGATCTTGTTTTCGTGCCAAAACCAAGCCGCCGACATTGCCGCATGCTCCGGCATCATCAGGAGTATGGGGTGGTCAAGCAGGTCCAGTTCAAGAGCCTCGCCGCAGGCTTTGTGATTGTCGTAGCCGGTGATCTGGATCAGGCCGTGGCCCCTGTAAAACTCTCCCGGCTGCTTGCCGTGCCTTCCGGCAATGGTGATCGCCTCTTCTTTGGTGTTGCCCAGGTCGGCCCGGTCATTGTAGGCCCGGCCTGATGCCAGTTCGCAAGTGTAGAGCAAATGGCCGGACTCTACGCAGACGTTTGCCAGAAACGCAGCTATGCGCTGAAAGGTGTCGATCTCGTACTCTTCCATGGCGTCGTTAAGATATCTGCAATACAGGGCTGATTTTCCCCGATTAAGCGGCATGATAATGTTCAGTTGGGGTATGGTTATTTTCATTCTTCGGTATCCCTCCGCTATTCATGCTCTTCTTGGCCCGAGTCAGGTTTTGCCCTTCGATTCATCCGCCCAAAAATTGCGTCAACCTTGCCCTGAATTTGGGACAAGACTTGCCTTTGCAACGCCACGTCAAGGCCTATCTCCGCCAGTTCTTTGTTATGCATAATCTCAGCGTTGAGCATCGCCTGCTTGACCACATTACAGATTTCTTTTCCGAGCTCCTGCAAAAGCTCGGCTTTCCGCTCGTTGCAGAATTTTTCTTGAATCTCTCGTCGCCTCTCAAGCAGCATTATCCGCCGAAGGTGATCCGCATCACTTGTTTCAAGCGTTGTTATTTTTTTACTTGAGAACCATATTCCGCTGGCAAGCCCAGCTGCCCCGGAAACGGCAATCCCGGCAAGCCACTTCCAAAAACTCACATCATCAGGAATTGGCATCACCTTGCCCTCTCAAAATAAGGTTGCCCGCACATCCGCACAAAAACGTATATTTCCCATGTTTCAGCTTTGCTGAATCCACACATCGGCCCCATTTCCAATATCAGGTCGTCGCACTGCCGGCGGCTTATGCCGTTTATCTTTGCATACCGGTAAGCCGCGTCGTGGATGGCCCCGAGTTTGCGGCCACGGTTGCCTATTTTGCAGTAGACAACCGGTATACGGTAAACCGTCATGAAGTCGGTGGTATCGTAAAGGTGGGCGACTATCTGAACGTCCTGAACAGAAGAATAAAACGAGAATGGGGCAAGGTGCATCCACAGGCCCTGCGGGGTGTCTTCGATCAGCCTGACATCAAGGTTGCCGATGAACTCGCTCATCTCTTCACCTCGTGGAGTAATTCAGCCGGAGTTGCCGGGGAATTACCGGGAATGCAAAGAGCTTCAATGGCCCCGGCAAATTCAGGATTGCGGACGATGGCGCTGAAGGGCGTGGCGCAAAGTTCGAACTTCATGGTGTCCATGTGGCCGTCCTGCGCTTGCCTGATGCTGGATGCGGTGGCCGCCTTGAAAGCAGTGATTGACTGCTGATATGCGCACCCAGGAAGGCAGGATAAAAGAAGGATTATCGCAAAGAGTTTTTTCATTCCGCTTTCCCCTCCATCACCGCGCAGACGCACGGATAAACATTTGATCAACCTGCACAGATGTGAGAGATAATTGATCAGCCATCATCAGCAGAAGGGCATCGTCACGGTTCAACCTGGGGGCCGACTGCCACCTGATCCGGGCGATATCACCATCTTCGCCGGGCATCAATGCAATCAGCCCCTCTACCGCCTCAAGTATCCCGCAAGCAAAAAGCTCAATCCGAGCCTGTTCCATGGTGACCGAGACCGGTACAGGGTTTGCAATCTGTGCAGCTTTTGCCGGGTCGATCGCTACTGCCCCGGTTTCTGCATCCAATATCCACGCATCGCGGAGGGATCGGTCATTTGGCAAGGAAGATCTGTCAACTATCAAAAAGCGGCAACCTTCGGGCACCAATTGAGCCGCCAGCTCTTGAATACTGATATCTCCACTTTGGGGGATCGTGCTTACACCCCCGTCCATCCTTTCGAAAATTATCACTTGATCCATATCATCACCTAATTACAAAGATGTCATTGATGGCGCAATCTTCCGCGACGAATGTGTCAAATTTTGACGTTTTGACGCTGAAACCAGCCGTAGTCTTCCCGTACACCTCAAAATGGTACCCATTAGTGGCGGAGCTATCTGCTTTTTTAACCATGCCGATAACTGCATAATTGTCATCAGGGAGCGCAGTGGTAAAATTGTAAGTAAAAAGACCGGCTCCGTTATCGGTCAGGCTCGCGTTACCTGATCCGCTTATAACCGGGGCCCCGCTTGACGCATCGAAACTGATCCATGATCGCACCGCGTAGACCGGGGCGGACCCGGAGGCGTTAAGGGCATCACGTAGCCTCAAAGCCGATATGAGCGTTGACGCTGTCCCTTCAACGGCTTCAGGCGCGGTTGCAATAGGAAAGTCGGACCATGATGGGTCTGCCCCGGCCCCATTGGTTTTAAAATACTGACCCTCTGCCCCCGCCGCCCTCCGCGCCCAGGAAGAAGCCCCGCGATAAAAAGTGTCTCCCTGGGCCGCCGAGCCGATCCAGTCCAACAGCTGCGTGAGTGTCACCTCTTCTTCAACTCCGGCCCCTGCCGTATTCCGACCGATTACCCGCTGGGTGGCAGTGACGTTGGTAATCATGGCCCGCGTGATTGACCCCGGAAGGGGCACGGCCACCGGAGCCGAAAACGTCACCGTCCAGTCGGTATAGGTGCCGCTGCCGAGAATGGAGGTAACGTTGACCACCAGTGCCCCTGTGGTGGAATTGTAAGAGGTTACATCGCCATGCATCCAGTTGGATGGAGATGAGGTCCGCGCAATTTTGACGCTCATGCCCGGCAGGTAGCTTTTTGCGGCGGCCACGGTCAGCGATTTCGAGGCAACCGAGATCAGCAGCGAGGCGGTGCTCGTCGACGAGGTGTCATTGAGATTCATGGCCTCGGCTGTGGCGTTCATCTCGGTGACCATGGTCGGTAGGGCGGCAACCAGGGAGTCGGCCCGTGCCGAAAACGTGGCCGGGTCGGTGCGGGTCGGGGCCGGGGTGGGGAGGGGGGTGATTGCTGGCATAAATCTCCTTTATGTGAGGCTCAAAATTTCCAAATTATAGCCCGCCTCGGTGGGGCCTGGGATGATCATCGAAAAGGACTGGTAAAAACCGTAGATAACCATGGAAGCGTAGATATTTTCCCCGGACACCGGATCGACGCTGCCGATCCACACCAGAGGGGTTGCGCGGTAGCGCTCAAAGATCCGCTTGATGTAATCGGCCTGCGCCGCTGGCATCCAGATCGCGCAGGAGAGTTTGCTGGCATAAGCCCGTTCCAGAATAGTGAAGTTGCCGAAGGTGTCGGTGGTCTTGGTGGAATAATCGACAATGCCGATTGACGGGCTGTACTGGGTGTCACCTATGTCGGCCTGCATCCCGAGCACAATCTCCCCGATGGCCACATCTCCGCCACCGGTGATGGTGACAGTGACATCTCCGGTGCTATACGGAGGCAAATTTATCTTGACGACATTGGTGATTGTCTCGACATCTTCAAAAAAATAGGAATACCAGTCGAAAACCTGATCAACGATTACCAGGCTCTCGGTGATATCGTACACCTCGCCCTCGACTGGTACGGTGCGCGTTACAGTCACCTCAGCCGCCAGCACGTTGAGCAGGGCCAGACTATCAAACATCGCCCCAGGGGTGAGCACATACTGAATACTCCCCGCCTGGATGGTCTGGTCGAGCAGCTTTTTATCAAAAGCCTTCCAGCGGTTGGTGGCCGAGACTTCGAACCACTGGCCGGGGTTGGTGTCGGGCGACTTGTTGGTATTCCCCGCGCTGGCCTCCCATATCTTATGAGCCAGGATTACCCGGTCGCCGGTGATGTAGGCGGTGGCCGAGTTCCACGCGGCATAATCGGTTTCCGGGACCGAGCATGAGGTTATCATGGCATCGGTGATGGTGATCGGACGAATGATCCTCATGGCTCAGTCCTTGCCGGAGGCGGGCCAAGAGTGTCGGTCTTCTCGGCGAGGTCGGCGGTCTTTTTGGTGTAGATCCCGATCTGCATGTTGGCCCCTTTCTGCTCGGCCCGGAGGGCGGCAACCTCTTCCCGGAGCTTGACGATTTCAACTAGCAATTCCTTATTCCCGGAAGAGTTTGCAGGTATTCCGTATTTCCGGAGGACATTGGACGATGCCGAATCCATGATGATCTCGCCCTGGTGGATATCGGCGGTCATGTCATAGGGAACATACGGGCTGCCAACGGCGAAGGACTGCCGCCCCTCGTTCAACCGCTCGATCTCCTCAACGAGGTGATAAGCCCCCCATACGGCACGCTGATAATCGGCCCGGCTGGCGAACGCTCCGTCACCCGCATTGGCAAAATTGGAACTGATCGAATCGAGGCTCTTTACCCCGGAGAAATCGCCGCTCTGCACCTGCGCGAGGATAGCCCCCATCTGTGAGAGGTAATCCGTCGAGCTTTTTTGCGGGTTGAGTTTGTCGAGCATGGACATAAACCGATCTTCGATGCCGTCAAAGAAGGACTTTGCCGCGTCGGTGGCCTTCTCGATCTGCGAATAGTAGGTGTCGGCGGTGTCGGCCAACTTGAGCAGGGTGACATAAGCCTCCATGCCCGAGTCAGTGGTCAGGTCCAGACCCTCAACAATTGCCCGGTAACCGTCGCGGGCTGTGGGCAAGGTTTTATCCATAGTGGCCATAACCGCCACCAGCTGCTCGCCGAGCCGGGTCTGTTTTTCATCGTCGGAGAAAAACTTGTCATAATAGGTGGTGGCCGCCTCGGTGAAGGTGTCGAGGTCGCCCGCCATCTCTATCAATTTTTCGGAAAACGCGATTACCTCAAGCACAGTCCCATCGAACGACTGGTTAGTCATGTCGAGCGCGGCGACAATCATCTCCTTGTCAACCAGTATCCGGATTGCCGTCTCATACATCCCCTCTCCGAGCTGCTGGTACTGGCCGACGATATCGCCGAACAGCGCATCGACGGCGTTGTCAGCCAGCCCGCTGAAATATTCGCTCAGCGCGGTCTGCATCTCATCGGAATCCATATCCTTGAGGTTAACCGTTCCGCCCTTGAACACATAACTCATGACCTTCTGCGTATCCTGGCCCAATCCTTCCGCTACCTCCAATAGGGTGTCGGACATGTTGTCAAAAACCATCGTGATCATTTTATTGACATCAGTGTCCAGCGCCTTGTACACGGTGGAAAATGAGGTGCTGTCCGAGCCGAACCACCCGCCGTCCTTGTCTATCCTGATTTTGGTGTACTGCTGGGCAGATGCCTGGATTCCGGAGGTTATGGACGAAACGAGGTTGTCTCCAAACTTTAGCCCCACCTCCTGCAGGGATGAGGTTGTCGAGCCGCCAAAGATTTTCCCGATCAACCCCCCGGCGAAATTTCCAATAAAACCGCCCAGCAACTTGTCCAGAGGGTCAATGATAAAAGAAATGCTTCTTGCGAAACTTTCCGCTTGCCCCATGGATGTCCCGAGGTTGATGCCTTCCGTGCTCAGTCCCCCCGTGCGGTATATCCCAGTTACCAGACCGGTGATGTTGTCGTTCAAATCTTTAAGGACGTGGTAAATCGCGGTCAGCTTGACATCGGTCAACTCGTATTGGTCCTCCATCAGCTGGTTGGAGTTGGCAATTGAGGCGCTGCCGGTTCCATTTTCGGCCCCGAGGACGGTACTTTGCGGAAGGGACGCAGAGGATGCGGACCCCCCTGGGGAGGTGACATTCCCCGCGTTTCCGTACGAGGCAGACTGGATGTTATTGATCTGCTCCATGCCGGTGGCAAAGGCCAGGGCTGCCCCTGCCCATCCCACCGGGCCGGGAATCGTCAATTGGGCCATGATGGCGGATGCGGTATTCACCGCCGCGGCCCCTAACGCCAAGTCCTTTGCAGCCTCAAAGCCTTCTTTGCTCGTGGTGTCCTGGCTGGCGGCTAATTTGTCCAGAGCACTGGCGGCCATGTCCGCATATTTGACATAGACTCCGACTTTCGCGTCCGCGGCCTTCTTTTCTGCTGCTATCGTGTCGTATGCGGCCCCGACTTGCAGGCGGTTCAGCTTCTCCTGGGCTTCTGCAATCTCGTTGATAAAAGCTACCTGTGTCGCGGTTGACTCCCGCTTCCTTTCGAGATCCTGCTCTATCAGGCTGGCCTCTCGCTGGTAGCGATCATTGATCCCGGCAAGCTCGGCCTGCAGCTTGCTTTCAATCTGGCCAATTTCGGATTGGCCCGGAGCGTTCGCGGCGTTCTCGGCGGCGAGCAGCCGGTTCTCAGCCCGCATCCGCTCCAACTCGTTCCGCTTTTCGGCCTCGGCATTTTCCAGCTTGATAGCCTGAGTCTGCTTGATTATTGACTCGTTGGCCTTGTCGTCGGCATCGAGTCCTGCAAGTTCAGCCTGTTGTCGTTTCTTGAGGGCGTCGATGCCGAGGCCCTGTGCGTCAAGGAGGTCGGCCTCGGCGGATAGGCGGGTGGTGATTACTTGCTGGATATCACGGAGGGCGCGCTCGAGCTCGCGCTCTTCCCTTTCGCGTTCGCGTTCGGCTTTTTCGGCTTCACGTTGAGAATCGGTATAAGCCTTGTTGGCATCGGTCCCCATCTTGGTTGATTCCCAGAGATTACCGGCCAACTCGTCAAGCTCCTGTTGTGGCAACTTCATAGCGATAAGCGCCGCGAGTTTGGTGTTATAATCCCTAATTTCCTCGCTAATTAGCCCCTTCCGGGCATCGGCAATTTCTTTTTCTCTTGCGGCCCGTTGCTCTTCAGTACGGGCAGATTTACCCGCTGCTATTCTTTTCTGCTCTTCTGCTGCGAGTCGTTCCTGATCTGCGGCGGCGCGAACTTCACGCTCTTTTTTCATCCGCTCAAGACGGGTTGTAAAATTCTCCTGCGACCATGCACCGGAGATATCCTCGTTCATCCCAGACGAAATGGCTGATATTTGCGCCATAGATTCTTTCAGGGTCAAGGAGTTATCCCCCATCGCAAGGGCAATAGCTGAAAAACCAGCCACCGAGTAGCCCAATGTCTGGAAGGTTACAGCCACGCCCTGGACCACGTTGCCCAGGTAGGCCATTGTGGTGGTGATCGCTTCGCCCCATTCCTTGAGCTTCTTCTCCTGCGCAAGCCTCTCGGTTTCGGTATTGGCCACCTTGAGAGCGTCGGTATATCCTGACACTGCCAATATCAAAGCGTCGTTAAAAACAGCCCCAAGCTTCACTTTCAAGTCACTCAGATACCGTGTGGTAGATAGCATTTGTTTACCAGCGGTATCCATGGATGCCTCATACGCTCCGGCGTTGGCTTCTCCGGCTACAAGAGCGCCATTGAACCGAGCCTGCGTTTTCTCCATCTCGGACAACCCGCCCTTGTTTCTGCCAAGTTGTTCCTCAAGTTTTCGGTACGATTCCTCAAAAGAGTAGTTAAGGCCGACAGACTTCAGCACCTCCACCTCGCCAGACTTGATGCCATCAACGATCCTGGTGAAAGCCTCGGAAGAATTGATACCGCCGATAACTGCGGCATCCTGCGCGACCCGGGAAAGCTCAGTTGCCTTGGTCAAATCCATCTGAGCCGAGGCCATCTTGATCAAGACATCCCGGCTCTCGATCATGGCTATTCCGTTTTTCTGCAGGGACTTCTCGTGCGCGTACATCTGGTCAGCGGTGTACCCGGCATTGTTGCCTACCACCTTCATCACCACGCCCAAAGTCTCGTAACGCGCGGCCATCATGATGGAGTCTTGGATCAACTGCACCATTTTGACGGCAGCCAGAGCGGCGGCAAGGCTTTTCGCGGCCATAGCCAGCATCCCCGCCGACTTCTCAGCCCGCCCGCCTGCCGCCGTGAAATTGTCCAGCTTCCGCCCAGCGGCCTCGACTTCCAGGGAATCGACCCTCAGCGCAAGGGTGGCTATATCAACGCTCATTTGTTGTCCTCTGTAAGTGAGTTGCGGAGCGCGGCATCAATGCCCGATATCGCTCTTAATTCCCATTGCTGGGGTTTTCTGTGGGTCATGGTGGCCCATGACTCAATATCCGGCCAGGTGATCGGGTTGATTGACGACATGCCCGCCGTGCGCTTGTTGCTGAGTTCGTGGAACCATCCCCAGATGTAGGCGAGATGGTCGGGAAGCTCTAAGTCGTACTTTTCCTGTAAAGGTGTGCGCTGGCCGGTGGAGCGCTCTACCTGCGCTTCAGAGGCCCGGAGCGTGATCTCCGAGCCTTTGATTTTCCTGTCAAGTTTGAACTGGCCCGCCGCGTACTCTGTTATTTCGCGGACGAGCCCTTCATAAAATTTCCCCTATCCATGATACCCTGGGCGACCTGATCCATAATCCACGGAAAGCGGGTGAAGACCGCTTCAACGTCGGTAAATGGCTGGCCCTTGCTCGCAAGGCCGGTGATCGAGGCCGTACATGCAACCAGCTTTGCTTTGAGGATGGCGGCCCGTTGCTCAGGCGGCATCGGCTTGTTTCGGTTGCGCCGGGCATACTCGATGTAACGGGTTTCCTCTTTTCGGGTTTCGGCAATGAATACATCGCTATCCTGACCATGGACGGTGGCTACTGCGCCCAGTTCATCGCCGGTTGCAGGGTGGAGAATCTGAATCTCTGCGGTATTGATCTGTTCAAGCTGGTCGATATCAAACATGGGCGTCCTTTGGGTGATTGAAATAAAAGGCCCCGGACCGGATGAACCGGAACGGGGCGAGAATTACGGAAAAGCGGAAATGCTTATGGGATGCGGGTGATCATAAGTGCGGAAACATCGGTGGAATCGTAAATCGCCGTGAACGCCACGGACTGCGTAAGCTCATTCTCTCCGGTATCGTTGGTCACGCCGGTGAAATAGCACTTGCTCGCGTCAAATTTCATCGACTTGCTAGACCCGGCCCCGGTGCCGAGGGTGAAAGAGATATCCGCCGAGGTGCCGTTCAGGAACTTCGCCTTGATCGCGTTGTTGACGAACCGAACTACCAGGGTTCCGGTGACATTGATCGTCCCGACGCTGACCTGCTGAATGGTGGTGTCGAAAAGTACGTTGCTGCCGTTCGCCGACTGCTCCATCTTGATATCGATGCCGGTCACAATTGCACAGGCGGTGCCATCGAGCAGGATGGTGCCTGTGAACGAATCATATACCGGGTTGGTGTTGGCTGCAGCCGGAGCACCGAGGGTCTTGCAGATGGTCACGCCGGTCTTGGCTGTGTCCACGGTGAAGGCCGCGGCGGAGCAGGTCATTATCGTCGCGGCGAGAGTGGTGATGACTGCAGGGGTGGCATACCTGTTGTTAGCCGCGGTCGAAGCCCCGGTGATATTCACCGAATCACCTACCTCGAAACCGTCAGTAATAAAGCTGCCTGCGGAGCGGGTCATGGTGGTCGCCGCGAAGGCGATAGTGGTAACGCCGTCGTCTGCGTACTGGATGCTTTTCTGATCCTTCGACATGAACGAGAACGACCCGCTTACCGGGGTGTCCGGCTTGACGCTCAGGTCGAATCCGGTAAAGACCACGCCGAGGTTCTGCTCATTGAGGTTAATGTCGGGGTACTGCTGCTCGAAGGCGAAGGACCTTTTGACATTTCCCAGCTTGAGAATGTTCGTGGTCCAAGTGCCGCCCATGACCGCCTCGAGCAAGTCCTCCTGAGAAGCATAGGACAGCTCAAAAGGGATCGATCCGGACCCTTTCTTCGTGCCGAACGTCAGCGCCTGCACCTGCCGAGAGGATGATATCTCTTTACTGGTAGAGGTGGTGCGGTCGAGTTGGAATTTTGATCCCAACAGGCACCGGAGGGTTTTCTGGGTGGGTGATGCTGCAGGGACACCGAAAGACGTTTCCTGCGAATAGGTGACGACGGACGCCGCGCCAACGGCTGCGAGTTGTACCATGGTTGATACTCCTTTAAGATTGCCGCCTTAATTCGAGGCGAGCGCAAAATATTGAATGGTGATCGGGACAAATACCCAATCTGTCTCTTGCATCATCGGGCCCGCATAGGCCCGCTGGATGGATATATTAACCCCGGACCGCACCAGTGGAGTCCCGCGCCTGAAGTGATCTATAAGCGCGTCCCGGAGCGTTCCTAAACCGAGCGTTCCGGTTGAGGCTGGATAATAAATACTGATCTGATACACGCCGACATGACGGTTTGCCCCGAGCGTTCCCATTTCGGCCTGTGACGGCTCGCCGGGGAGGAGAAACGGCTTGATGTACGGAACGCCGTTGACCGGGGTAAATGGCACGTTCTCCCACGCCACAGAGGGCAGGGACGGAAACGTGTTGAGCCGTGCGACGAACGCGGCCCGAATTGTTGAATCAGGTGCGCCCATTATCACCCTCCCTTGTTAGATGACTTCGAGTAGTTCAACCGTTTGCCCAACCAGATCATGCGAGCAGTCTGACAAAAACTGCGCTTGTCCGTCATTTATCCATGAGTGGCAGCGGAAACGATTAGGGGCTTCGGTTAAAACGCTTGGCCGTAGGGTCGGCTTCTCGGTGTCTCCGTTCCAAGTCCAACACCCGGTACCGCTTCGTGATCCGCTCTTTATCACCGGGAGTGTCAATTCTCCTGTAGGCCCCGGTATGTTCAAGGTTACGTGGGTAGCCTCTTCTTTCTGACACTCGAAATATCCTTGGCCGTACACAAGCTTGACTGGCTTTGCCTTCATTAGACCCTCCCTTTAATATTGCTGGCATTCTGCGCCCATGCTTGCATCTCGGCCACGGTTATACGGACCATGCCAGCGGGTGACTGGTTGCTTCCTGGATCTGAATATTCGAGGCCCAAGATATAGGACAGATTGTTGGTTATGAAGATGCTCCCGGTACAGTCCCACCCTTCAACGGTCCTTCTCGCCCTGGCTGTGGCCTTGCGCCCTGACTTGTCGAATGTCTCAAGCTCGTAGGTGGTAGACATTGCCCCGATACTCGGCATCCAGTTGGCCCTGGCCCTGCCGGTGTCAACAGCCGTCCGCATGATGATTCGGTAAAAAGCCTCAAACGTAATGCGTTTGATCCGAAGTTTTACCGCTTCCATCGACTTGTTTTTGAACCGGGATAGATCGAGGGTGAAGGTGCTCATTTCCGGACCTGGCAAACGTGCATCAAATTCACCCCCTGCGGCGACACCGAATCAATCATGATGATTTTCCAATCAACGCCCATAATCGTGAGCGTGTCGCCCGGTTCCGGGGTAGCGGTGATCGCGTCGATGGTGGCTTTCTTATCCCCGGCTTTAATCAGCGAGTTTTCCCGGTTGTAATCGCTCGCCTTGTATCGCCCGGTGATTCCATAGACCGTCCACGACTGCACGACCGGTGCGGATATACCGCCCGTTTCATCATCGTACACGCCCACACTGGTCCGGGTCAGCGTCATGGCCTGGCCATCGGACCGGAGGTCTGCGGCAATGTCGGTTGCGTCGCTCATGATGGGTTACTCATCCTCACAACAAGGGTTAGGATTCTTATCGAATCTAACGGCAAGTATTGATTCGCGGCCTTCAAGCATCGCCTTCATAACGCGGTGCCTTCCGTCCATGATATCGCCATCTTCATCAAGAATTATAGGGAAACACAAGTCTGCCTCATTCACGGCCTTCATGTGTGAAACCATTTCGCGCAATCTAAGTTTTTCGTACCAGTAGTTGACACACAAATGATTCAGCGGGATGGTCAACACGGGCAAATCCCTTGAAAGCTCAATCAAGCGCGCAACAGACCACCTGCATTTTCCCAGCCTGGCCATCTGAGTTTTTACGCTTAAAAATGGCTCTATGTGCATCTCAGCCCCTCATTACATCGCCGCCGCCGACCGGGTGCAGCAGGTCAGAAAGCAGCTGGTCAACAATCTGATACGTTTTCTGGCCGCGCACGGCGCCCGGCACGAACTGCGTTTGAATCGCGTCAACCTTTTTGCTGATGATATTGGTTTCACCGTCTACCGCCAGATCCCCGGACAAGGACCGCAATGCAAGCTCGCACTGTGCATCTTTGAGCCGTTGCGGGATGGTGGTAATTGGTAGATACGAGGAATAGGTCAGCTGTTCGCCGTTGTCCTCATACAGCACGTTGGCACGCGGCCATTCCATCGGCTGCGTGAGCGCGTCCACCCGGCACCCTTTCCACCGTTTGCGATATTTTCCGTCCAGGTAAGCGGCTGCTTTGCGGAGTGCGGCCTCCTTGACGGTATCGGTTCCGGTCCACAAGGCATTATTCCTGTTAGTGTGGTAGGTGTTTGCCTCAGTTACCGTCGCATACGACTCGGCCCCGGTAACGATTGAGCCATCCTCAACCAGAATAGACATGCTGTTTCCCTATAAAATGGGGCGAGATTTTACCCCGCCCCGGTTAATCAGTCGCCCAACAGAATGACATTATGTTCAGTCTTGACGCACTTAACGCCCCATGCTGCACAGATTTCATACTGCATCTGCCGATACTGGGCATACATCGCCACTTCAAACGACATCCCTGATCGTGGGTCCGTGATGGTGGTCCGGTCAATGGCAAGGTCGCCGCCATCGGGGAGGGCTGGCATACGGGTTGCCAGGACAATTGAGGATTTTGCAAACGCCATGTTCCTACTCGATACCGCAACAACGGTAATGGCCCGAGTAGCAGCGGTCTGCGCCATTTGCAAACCAGGGGCCGCGATGGTCACAATATCACCGGCTGCCGGGTTAGCGCCTGCGAAAGCAACCGAGGCGACAACGTACTTGTTCGCGTCGTTTGCCAGTGTGATGATATCACCAGCCGCGACGACCCCAGTTCCAGCGGTTGCTAGAGGAAGAGCGGTCTGCCCGACAGTCAAGGCGGCATTAGTGGTGGTGGCACTCGCCATTGCACCAGCAGCAGGTCTCTTTACCTGCGCAGACTCACGGATTGCAAAGCCGTGGATATCGAGCAAGACGCCTTGGCGTAGCATCGTGGAGTCGCCTGCCTCGTTTGCCTTATTGAGCTGCGCCAAGGTGCGGAGCTTTGCGCCTGCCGTGGTGTTGATAACCATCTGCAAGTCGGTGAGCGGTGCGCCATTGTCGGAGAGGATCTTTCGTACCTGTGCAGGGTCGGAAAGATCGGATGCAAAAGGAGCCGTGGTAGCAGTGCCATAAGCGCGAGAACTGGCAACGTGCAGACCGGCAAGATCGGCCTCGATCTCGTTAGTTAAAGTCCGCATGGCCTGCGCCATCTGTTGAATCTTAATAGCCTGCATACCTGGGCCGCCGTTATTAACCCCGAGGGTCTGCTCTCCGTTCCAGCGGATCGGAACCCGGCGAGCCTTGGTGATCTGCATGATGATGTTGCCGATTGTCTGGTCACCATCATCGGGAGGGGTTACTCCAGGGGTGATGTCCGAGGCGGTAGAAGCAGGAGCCACAAAGGACCGCACGTTCTGCCCTACTGCGGCACGTTCTGCGTTGGAATCCATCGAAACGGAGGGGATAAATCCGACCATCTCGCGGGACACAACGTCCATGGCTTCGTAAAGGTCGGGGATCAAAGAGGTGAGGGTATTTGCCATCGTGGTACTCCTGTTTTATTGAGTTTTTTTTAATCTTCGATTTTACCACCTGACCGGCAGTGCGCGGCTTGTGCTGCGCCGTCCATCTGGTCATAGTCGGATCGTTTCACTGTTTTTGTCTGCTGCCCGCCCGGTCCGTTGCTCTGCTGGCTGCCGCCGCCGCCCGCCCCGGATGCCCGGTAGATGGTATCTTTCATCGGGTGCGAATCCACCAAAGTCTGGATGGCTTCGTCGAATCCTGCAGGCTCCCCGGCCTTGATCTTGCTGTAGATCGGATTTCCCGATGCGTCAGTAGCAACGACCTTGCCGCCGTCAATCTTGAAATTCTTACCGAAGGTTGCCTCCAGCATATCGGGGGGGATGATTAACTTTTCCTTAACAAACTGGCTCGACTGGAACCGGTTGGACACCTCCAACTTATAAATGTGGCCGTCCTTTTCCTGCAGGGTAGTTTCCGTGGCGATGAGCTTTTCCTGGATAGGCTTCAAAGCGGCGGCGACGATTTTTTGAATACCTTCATCGTCCATCACCTTTTTACCTTCCATGCTGGCCGCGAACTGCATCGCCCTGAGGGCTGCCGCTGGATCTTCTATCCCGGAGAAAGCCGCCAGCTTTTCATTCGCCGTCTTCAATTCGGTCCGCCGCGCTGCGTTCTCCTGCGTCAGGGTGCCAATTTTGACATGGGCCTCTTTGGCGTCGAACGCCACCTCTGTACCGTCCGGATGGATGTAGATCGGGTGACCGTCTTTCAGTACCGCGTTGCCTTTGTCGTCGAGCTTCAGTTTCATTTTGCTACCTCTGGGTTGATACCTTTTAGACTACCTTGTTGTGGAATAAAAAAGCCCCATACCGTTAGGCTGGGGCTTGGTGGTTATGCGGGGGGTTACTCTTCTTTCTTAGCTCCGTACTTCTCCCGGATGGCAGCGTCGATCAGTGCGCCCCTGCTCTCCGGTTGATTGTCGAGCAGGACAAGCACATCAGGGGAGAGAAAAACCGATATTGGCCGCTTCTTTTTACCTTCCGGGAGATGAGGGCGACCAGCGCCCTCTCGTTTCCCGCCGCTCATCGTATCTCAACTTTGAATGATATATCGAGTTGCGGGTTAGCTTTTACCAGTTCTTTTTCGTAATCCTTGACCATCATATTTGCCTTTAAGGCGTTTTCTACGGTGTCGCCTAAAAACAAAACCTTTCCTGTATCTCTGTGCGTCCCGTATGCTTTTCTTGTTTTTGTCTTCATGGCCTTCTCCTTGTCGGTTTATCGGGAATCATTTCCCTCACTCTTTGATTAAACTATACAGTTTAATCATTCGAGAGTCAACAAGAAAAAGCTATATTGATTTATTATTTTTACATTCGGGCTTTCAGCTCGGCCAAGGTATAAAGCTCTCCGCTCGAATCCGTGAATTTGTCAAGCTTCGTTTTCCCATCAGCGAACAGCCGTGCCCGAGCCGGTCCAAGTAGCTCGGTTTGCGTCTTGTTATCCTGGCCCTTCAGCCAGTCGTTGAAAGAAATGTTCGCATCAACCGGGCCGTCCTTACTGGCCCGCTGGAAGTCTCCGAACTCGGGGAGGTCATCAAAGCCTAATTCTTTCCATGTGGCAATTTCCGGCGCCTGAAAACAGCGGCAGGAAATATGCCGGATCGGCAACGGCCCTTCTCCGAGAGGGAAGGTTTTTCCCGACTGCGAAAAACATACCGAGCAAGTACGCGAGTCGAGCGAAGCCACATACAACCAGCCCTTGACCACATCCTTATTCTTCGCAAATGTGGCCTGCACGGCGGTGTTATTCGTGTGCTGGACAACGGACCGGACGATATTCGCCATGCTCCGGCGCGAACCCTCCAAGAGCCCATCCTGGTACTGTGCCGCCCTGGTCCCTTTCAAACGCTTGACCATGTCCGGCACGGACTCGCCCTGCACCATCCCGAGCCGGAGAGCCCCGCGTATCATCTCTTCCTTGTTCGCCGCCATGCTGCTGAACACCTCTTCAAGCAGTAGCTTTTTATCCTTTCCGATACTGATCGGGGTTTTGTCGACAATCGCGAGCAGCTGCTCCTCGCTGATCGCTACCGGGGACCAGGAAACCGGCAATTGAGTTGCCAATGTAGCCCCAGCGAACTCAGCGGCGTGCGGTGCGAATGCGGCCATCTCGGTCTTGGTTGCGTCGAAAAGGTCTCGGTACGTGGAGTCCACCATCGACCGCGTTTCTTTGAGCAAGGCTTCCAGGCGGCGAGCAGTGAACGTCTGCGCTTCGCCCCGCTCCAGGATCTTCGCCAACAGCTCCTTGTCAGAGCGATTGAGCAACCTGATAATCTCGTAAGCCTGTTTCTCGGCGTATCGACCAACGGAAATCTGTCGACGTATCAGCCGGTCAAACAGGTCTTTGTTAATCGTCGTGGCCATTAAGCGTGTACCATCCTATTTCCTCACCGCACTTCGCACAAACGATAATCCCGTCCATGCGCAACGCGAAATCAACATTGACGCACTCGTGGACAAAGAAAGATTCAACCGGTTCGGGTTGTTCCGGTTTGCGCTGGAATGGGATGATTTTATCGGCCATCCTCCCATTTTAATATACTGCGGCCTTAAACGCTAGGGATTGATCCGAGCGGAGGACCATCGGCGCTTAATTCTTCATCGTTGGCGTCAATGTCGAAGCCTTCCGGCAACTCGCCTTTCCATTGCAGCGTCTTGAGGTAATTCGAGCGGCTGATATCGCCCAGGGCGCGGGCTTTACCGAGTTCGACCAGGCCCGCGTCTGTTCCCTTGCGCGTCCCGAAATCGTCATTTACTTCCGCTTCCCCTGCCTTGTTGACATCAAGCCCAAGAATTTCTGCGAACGCCTGAAACATCTGTTCAATCGAATAGCTGAACCCGTTGGCGACAGCCTTCAATCCCGCGTTGGTTTCGTCGCTGTCGATGGCTGCTGCGGTCGCGGTGACCTGTCCAGCATTCTCGACGCGGAGATTCACGCCGGTCGATTCAATGCGGCTCTCTATGGCCTTGAGCGTTTCAGCGGCCAGGGTGACGCCTACTCCGGTGGTTTCGGTGTAAGCAAATTTCGCGTCAGGTGAAGATGAGCGCAACAGTTTTGCCGGACCCACCGCAAGTTGGTCTTCCTCATTCACCCCGGTAGCGGTCAGCATCCCGAAGCAGCACATACTCAGCGCATGGGCGTGTTCCGATTTCCAATTGAAATGCTCAATGGTGCTTTCTGCTGTGTTCTGGAATGGCGGCTCACCCTCGCAGAATCCGACCCGGTTGGTGTAGAACGGGACCAGGTAAATACCCTTGAAGGTGGTAACGCCTTGGTCGTGCAACTGCCACTCCTTCAGTTTATCCTGCCGGTAGGTCTCCCAGCGGACAACACCTTGCTCTCGGTACCAGACGCGGACCTGTTCGACGGCTGAGTAGCCCCACCCGTCAACCGGCTCCGTGACGTGCTCCAATATCCGCACGCGAACCAGCGTTTCGACCCCGCCAATCATTTCGGACAGCGTTTCCAGGATGTTGCACGGCTTGACGTGGATCGCATAAGGCCTGAGCCCGAGCGCCTTCTCATCAGCCAAAGTGACCGCGCCTTCCGGTGGCTTCGGCATATCCACCATCACAAAGCTGATTCCATCCTCAAAGGCCTGCGCCGACACGTCACGAATAAACGGGTTGAGCGCGCGCCCTTGGCGGTCAATATTCTCGATCAGCGTTTCGATTTCGGGGGGCATGTCGGAAACCTTGATCTCTTTCGAAAACAGCTTCCCTGTGGCCTTCTCAATTTGCATGCCGACAAAGTTATCAAGCCACGCCTTCTTGACCCGCTGCTTGTAAACTCCATCGCTTTCGGCAGGATGTTGCGGGACGTATTCTTTCTTCCCGCGCAAGACCTCAGTTCCAGCCATGATGGCCCTCGTCATGGCACGCTTTGATTTTAGCTCTGAGACGCGCGGTGACGGTGTTGCGACTGTTGGTTTCTGATTCATGCTTTTACCATGCGTCCTCTGTGCGGGCGGTGCGCTTAATGATCGGGTAGTCCTTGTAAATCAGATACCCGGCTGCGTCACAATAATGATCATGGCCGGTTGTCTTGTCAGGCTCTCCATTGTCTGCCCATGCTTGCTGTTCAAGAGCTGCCGAGTACGTCGGGCACATAGCCTGATTGACCAGATACCGGCGCTCTTTCTTGGCATTGCAGAACATGCCATTCATCGAGTTGATGCGGTCCTTGACAGGAGGGTTCGATCCGTCCACAACCACCTTGAATCCAGCACCACGAAGTAAGGCGAGATCCGTCTCGGAGGCATTGACGCTCTTGCGGCTGTTTCCGCTGGCGTCCGGGTAAACGCTGATCGTGCAGGTTGGCCGGTAAAGGCCATCCTCAAAGCTCCAGTACCTTTCCTTCAGCCTGCGGATCATGTCGGGCGTGTCGTAACCGTTCACCACCTCGTCAACTGCCCTTGGCAAACCGTCGCGCTTGACGTGGACAATTGCCGCCATCTTGCCGACGTTGAAATCCATGCCGATGTACAACGGCTCTTTCGGTTGCAAGGTGTCGTGGCAACCGTTCAGGATGCGGTCATAAGCCACATAGACCGAGCCTGTCTTAAGATTGACGAACTGGCCGTTGATGTATGCCGCAATCAGCTGCTCTGGATATGAGGCGAGTAGTGACGGGATGTAATCGGCCGGGAGATTGGCTTCGTTTTCGTAAGTGCTCGCCTGGACAAGCCCGTACATCGCGGCGAGTTCCGGTTTTTCCAGCACCTGCTGCGAAAACTGCTGGTAGACGAACTTGAAACCCTCTGGCGTAGTCGTTACCGAGATCCCGTTTTGCAGATTGGCCGCCACGAACCGCATACGGGCTATAATCTTGCGCCACGCGGTCTTGGCCTTGTCGGTGTTGAGAACGTCGATCTCATCAACCAGGGCCTTGCCGATCTTGAAGCCTATGATGGTTTCGGGCCGATCCATCGACCGGCAAATGATTGTTCCGTAAAACCGGCGTCCGCTGTAGACCTCGACCTCCTTGTCGCTGGTCTTGATCTTGACCGAGAAGCCCCAAGGGAAAAGCGCCTCCTCCACTGTCGGGTAAAAAATGTCACGAATGCCAGGGTAAGACTGCGCGAAGTAGCCGGCCGGAACCCGGGGAAACTCCATGAAGTGCTTGGCAAGGTCTGAACAACCCACCCAAGTCTTTCCGGATCCGAACCCGCCGACGAATGCCTTAAACTTTCTCTGGTCTGCCAGGAATTGCGCTTGCGGGCGATTAAGCTCAACCCGAGCGCTGGTCATTGGCTTGGTTTGCGCGCGTCGGTGACGATAATCTCGACCTTGGTCGGTTGTGGGGTTTCATCGTCGTCTTTTCCCTTGCCGGTGAACATTTCGAGGTGTTTCCCGAGGAGTTCGCATCCTTTGAGTACGTTTTTAGCATCAAAAACAAAAGCAGGTGCAAGCTCTCCAGCCAAGGTTTCCACCATCACCATGGCTCCGCTTTTATCGAAAACCTGCTGGACCTGTCGGCACCTTTCCACAGTCTCCTTGATCGTGCTCAATACATAATTTTGGGTTATCTCGGTCCGTTTAGATCTTTCGTCCATCCCCGCTTGAATTGCGGCCGCTATGTGACCTTTCGTGACCAGGCGATATCCCGTCTCTTTTGCCCTTGATTCTTTGTACCCGGCCCGAATAGCCGCTTGCGTAGCATTCAGGTCAACTAGATACTCAATGACGAACGCCTTCTGTTTTGGGGTGAGCTTTTGCATTGCATTGGGCATAAAAAAGCCCCCACCATCCGAAGGACAGCGAGGGCATATAACCGCGAGGAGGGGCGCGGCGGTTGGACAAAAAAAGGACCGATCAGGGATTCTTCCCCTACTCGGTCCGAGTATGACAAAAAGATACCCTGTCCCATCTACTTACGCAACATCAAAACGACACCATCCGCAAATTTTCTTTCAACCGCGCCCAGGGCGGAACGATTGAGCCGGGCCACCACTCGCTGTGCCTCGACAGCATCCCTTGATACCATGTTCTGACTCATCCCGTACCGCCTCGCCACTTCACACACGGTGCAAGCCTGCCTCCCCGCTGGTGAGCATGTCGAATGCCAAACCAAATCTCCCAGATACGAAAAACTCCTCGCAGCCCGCCTGCGCCCGCTGGAAAGATGATCCTGAACCGCTCCGATCAGCGCAACCACCGCATCATAAGTTGGGCGTAAATCATCATTGCCAAATTTTGCCCGGACCGAGTGCAGTTCATCGCCAGCCAGTAGCCCCTCAATTTGGTAACGTAGCCCAGCACACTCCCCGCGCTTCTCCAATGTCGTCAACCCGCTCAAATTCACCCCCGATACCGAAAAAGGTTCAATCCATCCGTCGTCCATCATGTCGATCATTTTTGCATGTACGCTGCGCTCTGTGGCCGGCACCGACTCCATTGCATAGACGAATGCCGCCATTTGGTGCGCGCCCTTTGGAAACATCACCCGGGATGATTCGAGTTCGTGCGCTTTGGTTATTTGGTCCGGGTGGGTGATCGTCATGCTTTCCCCTCCCACCCCTCGCATTCGCACTCATCAACCGCAAAACATGCCTCCGCCTTCCGGCAGGTTGAGCACTGCCCGACGGGCCGCTCCTCAGCCACCTCGACAAATCCTCGACAAAACCCGTAAGCGTTCTGCGGATCATAAACCGGGCATCCATCGGCGTACTTGCATCGGCTGCAGCTGGTCCCGGATTGCTCAGCTTTCTGCACCGTGCTCACATGCTGCGGCCCTTTTCGTTTCGCCACTCCGATTCTTGTCAGGCTCATTCACCCCTCCTTGATCCCCAGATAACTTTTTACCAGCGCCACCGCCGACAACCACCCCCTGCAAACCTCAACCCGATAACCCTGATCCACCAGCCGCTGGTGGAACCGCTTGGTCGGCTGGTTCTGGAATGGTGTCGCCTCCTTCTTTTTTGTTTAATTTTGCATGAGCGATTGCTTCGGCCACGGTTGCATCATCCCCAAGATTCCTTTCATCTGCTTCTGATCCAGTAACGGTATAACTGAAAGGGTTGAAACCTGTAGACAAATCCAAATCCAACACCACATTTACGGCATCTTGTGAGTCCGTGACAAAAGACAGATCTACATCCTGTATTGGTCCGTAAATTTCCGAGTGTTTGCCCAATACCTCCCCAAAATAGACTTCAATTCCTTCTTCCACCAAAATTTCTACATCTTCTTTTTCGGCAACAAAGATCCCCTCAAGCATCCCCTGTCTTCCACAGTCAAAATGAAATTTGTAAATAGCCTTCATGCTTCCTTCTCCTTTTTTGAAATTTGACAAGCCCGAACCAATTTCCCCGTTACCTTGCAATAAACCTGGTCAACCTGGCGCAAAATACCCCGATCCAGCATCTCGGTGATTCTCGGCCGAACCGCGTTCGTCTCCGTAAACCCCAGCCGCTTCATGATCTCCCGATCCGTAGCAGGCCGCACGATCTCGCCATACGCGGAGATTATCAGCCGGTTCCGCATCGGTAGGCCTACGGAGTTTTGTAGGGCGACGAAGGACAAGAGGCTGCACTGGTTGGGCCGGTGTGTTTGGTGTTTACCTATCTAGCGCCTCCAATCCCGGTATTTTCTTCTGTTGCTCCACCATCTGCACCCTGAGCAGTTCGAAAACTCGCTGCCGCCACTTTGCCGCTTTGCGCGTGTGCTTCGACAATTTTTCCTCTGCTTTTTTGATTTGATTGATCCTTTCGGCGCTCATCTGTTCTGCTCCATGGTCAAAAACTGGCTAAACTCGCCTCGGAAAACCATCTTATCCATACCGGTCGGCCCGTTCCGCTGCTTCGCGGTGATGATTTCGCTTTGGCCTCTCAACGGGTTATCCTCGTCGCGGTTGTAGTAATCGTCCCGGTAAATGAAGGCGATAACGTCAGCGTCTTGCTCAATAGCGCCTGACTCCCGCAAGTCACGCATCACGGGCCGCTTGTCTGGCCTTTCATCAACGCCACGGTTGAGCTGTGAGAGCGCCAGGACAGGAACATTCAATTCTTTCGCTAGCGCCTTTAATCCCCGGCTGATAACGCTTATCTCCTGCGTTCTGTTTTCGGCCTTTGCCGTCATCAGCTGCAGATAGTCCACGATGATCAAATCCGTTCCGGTCTTCATTGCGCACATCTTCGCCCGGGCGGTCAGTTCGGTGATAGACAACCCGGGAGTCTCATCGATCATGATTGGCAACTTTGCGGCCCGGGTACCGGCATCCATCACCCGGGTAAGGTATTCCTCGGGCAGGTTTCCTTTGCGGATAGAGTCGCCGCTTACCCGGGACAAGCTCGACATGATCCGCTGAACCAATGACCGGTCTTTCATCTCCATCGTAAAAATCAGCACCCGGTTGCCGCGCTTGGCCGCATTAACTCCGACATTCACCGCAAGCGCTGTTTTACCCATGGAGGGACGGGCCGCAAGGATGATCAATTCGCCCCGCTGCATCCCGTTCCACCGGCTGTCAATATCGATGTAGCCGGTGGGGATTCCTGCACCGACCCCGTTCTCATGGAACTCTTGAATCTCGGCCTTCACCTCTTCGACAACCTTGGAAATGTGCCTGGCCCCCTGGGCCTTGTCGGTGATGATATCGAAAAATTCCCGGCTGAAGTCTTCAGTGATCACCTTGATAGGCTCGTCCCGGTAACATCGCTCCATCATTCGGGCCGATAAGGCAATCAGCCGGCGGGCCGCGGCCTTCTCCTTGACGAGCGGAGCGTACCGGTCAACCATGCCAGGGAAAGGGATCATATCGACCAGGGACGACAGGTAGGCGAGACCGCCGATACTGTTGATCTTGCCTGCGGCCTTGATAGCCTCGGCAACGGTGATCAGGTCAACACTCGAACCGGAAGCAAACAGCGCATGGCAGGCCGCGAATATCTCAGCATGTGCCGGCCGGTAAAAATCATCGGCGGAAAGCGCGGTGATTGCCTTGAGCGTTGCGGCCTGATCTTTGAGCATGGCGCCAAGGATGCTTGATTCTGCGTCTGGTGCTTGTGGGGCTACTTGGTGGTTCATGCAACAGCCTCCTCGGCCATCTCAAAATATTTACAGTTCACCCGGCGGGCGGCGTCTTTGGCTATGCAGACCGGTGTTGTTTTGTGGCGGCATTGTGGGCAGGTTCCGGTTTTCACCGGAGGCGCCGCCATGAACCCGGCGTTCTCCATGTACCCCGTGTTCGGCGAAAGCCACCCTTTGAGAATCACGAAATCAACAACCGCTGAGAATGAGGTGTTGAAATGGTCCGCGCATTTCAAAAAGGATTTGTAGTTCAGCTCCAGGGCCTTCTGCGTCATTGTGCTCTTCTTCGCTTTCCGATGGTCGATGAAATCATCGATTGATTCCCGGTGTGATTCTTCAGTGAGAAAAGCGAAGCTGAATCCGTTTCGATTCTTGGGCGCTTTAACCTCGGCTTTTTGAGGTTCAGCGCAAGAATCTTTTAATTCTTCTTTCCCTTCTTTCTCATTCGTTCCCTTATCATGCGGCTTCACTGTGGTTTCATTGTCGCTTTCGCTGTCGGTTTCGGTGCGGCTTTCGTAGTTTTTTATATCCTGATATTTGTCGTAGTTGCAGATAGTTACAATCAATCCGCGTGTGGTTTTCGTTGCGGTCACCATTTTCTCTTTCGTAAGCAGCTTCATCGCAGTTTCGCAATTGTGCTTTTTGTATGCCACTTTGCGGTACCCGACAAACCAAGAAAGATCCTCAAGTATCTCACTGTATGTCGTTAAAACTTGGCCTCTTTTTAACTTGCCATTGTCTTTAAAATTCGCGTTCATAAGCAGCCAGTCCCATATCTCTCGAACATGGGGAGGTGCTTTTGCAATAAAACTATCTTTCGCACATCGAGCCTTGATATAAAAGCCGCCGTCGACCATTACGCCTTAACCCCAGGCAAACGCATTTGCCGCTCATCCCGCTCCGCCACAACCCGAACAGCCTCCCGCATCCGCCGCTCCCGCTCGTTGACATCCTGCATGTACTCGGCCCCCATCGGTTTTGATCCGAGCAGGCCGCGCCGGGGAGTTTTGAAGATTTGGGTTTTTCGTTCGCACCTCAAAAAAAAAGACGGACCACAAAGAGCCGAAGGTCGGGCAGGACATGGAAATCCTTTTTCCCTTCGGGTGGTGTCTTTGTGGTCCGTCTTTAGATTTTTTTCCAATGTTTTGCCCAATTTTAAAGGTTTCGTCAATGTCACCGGCACCACACCGGCCAAGCCTGGAAAGGCGCTGACAGAAAAACGATACCCTTCTGAAAATTATTTGTCAAATGATATCGAGGCAGCATGAATCCGAGCGTTGAAAAATCTTCTAATCACATAGCTGCGAATCAGGCTGATAACCGTGAACCATAAACCTATAGCGATGTTTGAGGTTATTGGTATATGTATGCCGAATACCGGGAAAATTGCTAGTTGAGATGCCAAAGCTACCATGTAACCAAGGGCGACATTAGCGAGTGATTCTATTATAGAACTTTTGCGCGTTTGCATCACTTAAACAACCCCAACTGTTCAGCTTTTGGAATATCGGAAGCGGCCTTTTCGAGATTCTTCACCGCCTGCCGGTAATACGTCGGCTTCAGCTCAAACCCAACAGCCCGACGACCCAATAACACGGCTCCATACGCCTCTGATCCTACCCCAAGAAATGGAGTTAATACCACTTCGCCAGGGTTGGTCCTCATCGTTACAAATCGCTCTATAACGTCCAATTGCAAAGGGTGAACATGCTTCTCGTCTTCCTCGTCGCGTGATTCCTTGAACGGTAAAATATTGCTGATACGAATATCATCCCAAAATGAAGAGGCATAGTGTCGCCATATCCAATGACTGAACCTGTTTTCAGTTTGCTTTCCTTTCCAGTTTTTGAATGACAGCAATTCTTGAGGGATTTCCCGTTCTCCCGCGTATCCTTGCATACCTGTAGGATGATCAACCGGGATAGGGTTGTCCCCCTTGTTCCTGAAAACAAGTAGCTGATCCATAGAGGCAACCCCGCACAACGTCGAATCAACGGTTAGTGTTTGGTGCGCCAGGTTTTTTTGCATGGTCCGCAATCTTACAGCCAGGGGCTCTTTCCATATGCCGTGCCGAGTGGCCAGTGCCCACCCGTGCTTTTCGTGCAGGCGGATAATGTCGCCAGGGAAATCATAAAGCCCATCCCTTCCACTATTGCTGCTCGGCATATCCATGCAATGAACGGCGGTCATTCTTCCAGGTACGGTTATCCTGGTTATTTCTTTGACCACAAATTCATAATGTTCAAAGAACTTTTCCCGACTGTCACAGTTGGAAAGGTCTTTTTCGTGGCTACTATATTGATACAGCCCACAAAATGGGGGAGAATAAATTGAAGCGTGGATGGAACTATCGGGTAAGCCCTGCATTCCTTCAACACAATCGCAGTTTGCAAGGTAATATTTATCAGTTGTTACCTGATCGGCGATAGCCATGATGGAGTCTCCTGTTTTTTTGTGTATATATTGTTTCTATCAATCCGCATCACGTTGTTCATACATTCAATCAACCGTGCAAACATCTGGTCAGCTTGAGCCGCCTTCCTTTGCAGATTTGCAAGAACCCTGATTTCTCCCTCGGTGGTTACAATATCAGAATGAACCGGCCTTTTTTGCCCAAAACGCCAGAACCGGCGCGTCCCTTGGTAATACTGCTCAAAGCTATGAGAAGGGAAAGATACTTGGTGGTTACAGTGTTGAAGGTTCAACCCCCAAGCCCCGATGACGTGCTTGGTTATCAATCCCCGAACCTTGCCGCCAGCGAACGCCATCAATTTGTCCTCTTTTTTGTCGTCGCTGTCTCTGCCACTTACCTGCACCGCATCAGGGATTAACTTCTCGAGCAAATCACCCTCATCGTTCATGTGGCACCAAACGGTAAAGGGCTCGTTCGTATTATTCACCAATGATGCCGCGTATTCGCACCTCTCTTGGATTGTCCCCCGACGTTCTTCCCGCTGCTCCCTCATTCCCCAAGCTGGTGTGGCAAATAACATCCCCGGCTTAACCCTACTCGTTTTTACGATATGCTCCTGTTCTGATAGCGGGGGGAGAACAAACCCATCGTCATTAAAACCGAGGTCTGAGGGTTTGCGAAGCGCACGGGACCACGAACATACCCATCGCCAAAAAGGTATCTCGGCGTGACCTTTAAGCCGCCACTTGATAACCTCTCCGCCTATTCTCCCGGTTGAACAATTATTCAAGTCGTTCTTGAAAAACTTACCAAGCATGTCCATATAGCCAAGATACCCCAGGGCCTCGCTCGACGTTCCCAACTCGTGGAAATCGTTTGGGCTTGGAGTGGCCGTTGCCAGTAACCGATAAGGTATTTTTCTGGTGAATACGGTAATCTCCAGTTTCGTTTTTCCTTTGAAATTTTTGAGAATTGCGCTCTCGTCAGCGACTACACCCTGAAAATCTTCTGGCCTGAACATATGCAACCGCTCGTAATTGGTAACGGTTATTCGGTGCAACTCCCCTTTGTGTGATCGCTTGCACTCAATCCCGAACTTTTCACCTTCCGCAACTATCTGCGAAGTCACGGCAAGAGGGGTTAAAATCAAAACTCTCCCGTCTGTTTTCCTGGCCACGTTCTCGGCCCAAACCAACTCCATCAAGGTTTTACCGGTTCCGCAGTCGGTGAACAGCGCCGACCGGCCCTTTTTGATAGCCCAAGCCGCCAGTGATTCTTGAAAATCAAACAGAGCGTCAGGCAAGAACAACGGATCGAAACCGTACCCTTCTGGCAATTGAGCTTTTGAGTTTATGAACGACTCATAATCCATCATCATTCCCCTTTACCGGTCCATCGCTCAATCCGGCCCACACAATCCGCGACTCGCACTCATCGCACAGCCCGGTACCGGTTTCAGGTTTGGCGCAGTTGGCGCAGAGAGCCGTTACCCCGCGTTCCACCACATGCGCTTCGTCCTCGAACGCCTTGTTCGTTTGTGCGTATGGATCGCGCACGTCAAAAACCTCAACATCTGATACCCCTATCAATGCAGCTTTGGCATCCCAGGAATGCTCCCATGTCTCTACCTCTGCAAGCGCTTGATCCTCGCTTTCAGCAGCGATAACGACATGATACGTTAACAGAGCTGATATTTCGTACAATTTCACCATCACCTTGCCTCCCCGCTCTTCAGAACTTTATCGCAAAGCGCCACCACATCAACAGGAACCAATGCGAGCCGATTGTGTTTTTTCGAAGCATCAAAACTGGCCCAGGTCGATATAACCTTGAGCGCAGATTCAAGCTCTTCGATACGCCGGTACAAACCCCGAGTGTTTACCCAAAATTGATCTTGCTTTAGACCGGTTGGACCTTGGAATATTTCTGGATTAGTCAAAATAGCCTCCCTTTTTAGCTAAATCTTGCGCTAATCGTAAAGCCCTGTCATATTGGCGCAGAGTTGGGCCGCTTTCCCGAGGGCTGATTCAGCGTCTGCAATCAACAGCTGCCTCCCCGTTGACGCTTTATCCCAAGATTCGCGCTTGGCAAGAATTACAAGGTTGCCTAGCACCTCGACAAGCTCTCCCTGGATCAATAATATTTCGTTCAAGCTGTCAACTCCTAAACCCATAGAGTCGCCCCCACATGTCGAGCAACCCCCGTCTTCGTCAACATAGACGTTTATTCCGCACACAGCGCAAAAGGAATAAATTTTATCCATTCCTTTCAGTTTATCATTTTCCATTACCGAGCCTCCCCATTCTTCAAAACTTTATCGCAAAGCGCCACCACATCAACAGGAACCAATGCGAGTCGATTGTGTTTTTTCGAAGCATCAAAACTGGCCCAGGTCGATATAACCTTGAGCGCAGATTCAATCTCTTCGATACGCCGGTACAGATCCCGCGTGTTTACCCAAAATTGATCTTGTTTTAGGCCGGTTGGGCCTTCTAGTTTGCTTGGCATCATAAGATTACCCCGAACCACTCCGCGCAACCGTCAATAAGCTCTTTCTCGCTCATGCCTCCCAGGCAAGGAACGCCACCCTCGGTGACTATTTCATACTCGCTCAACTCGTCTTCAAGTAGATAGTTGTCACCTTCAAATATCCAGTACTCACCAGTTACATGGGTACAATTTTCTTGAAGAAAACGGTTTACGTCTTTGGTTTTAACAAGTGATGTCCAAAATTCCATCTCTCCCCCTTGTGGCTATCACGCCACGGTTAAAATCTCAATTCGTTTAATGGCCGCGTTCGCCCGTGTCCAGGTCAACCCTGTACCACGCGCCACCTCGGAAACGTTGTATTCTCCAGGGTTGGCCTCGAAGAACTCACGCACCTTTTTTTCTGCGTCCTTCCCTGATTTGATCAGAGAGGGGTTTCCTCTTCTTCTTGTTATTTGCATTTCACAATCCTCTTTTATTTTTTACTCACAAAGGCCGTATGACGACGAACACTCAGGGGATGGCATTGCTGATAAAAGGGTATACCGTCGCCCCCCGTGAGACGTTTTTGACCACCTTACCCTCTCTCTAATGCACAACTTCTCAAATATTTCTTTCCTGTTTTGAAGGTCGCTTTTGTCGGCCTTAAATGTTGAATATCCCCTTTTGCTAGCTTGCCCAACGAGCAACTCCCATTCTGCAATGCGATCTATCACCTCAGGGAACCTGGATGATATTTCTCTCAACTCTTGCTTATTGACATTGATACACGGCATGCACCCCACTCTTGACATGCCCAGCTTATACAAAGGGTTTGGCTCTATGCCATTTGTGGCATGATATTCAAAAACATCCGCAGCAGACCACGATACCAAAGGTCGAAAGGCAAACAGATTCAATGATATTCGCTCTGCCTTTTTTGCGTTTTTCCGGTTATCGCTTTCATCTCGTCTCACCCCTTGCCACGAAATTACGTTATATCCTTGATCAATCAACGCTGACTGATAAGCAACCGCCAATATTGTTTTAAGCTGCTCTGTACAAAATTGGGCCTTTCTGCTGGGGAACCTACCCTTCCATAGGCAAAGGTCAAGAAAAGGAATCCCTGTTGGTTTCAACGCGACGATGGCAGCTCTTTTGTGTTTGTTTGACCATCTCATTTTTCTGCCTTTCTTGTCTCGCCCCCTCCGTTGGTCCTTTGAAACAAACAATCGTTTAGCGTTTATTCTTGCCGTGAAGTCGTTTTTGAGTCGGTCAATTTTTACCCCGAACCTAATCTCTAGGTAGTCGATATAAAGGTAAACCAACGGATGCTCGTTCCCGGTGTCACAATAGATGAACCGGCAGTTTTCTTTACCGACTCGGTTTATCGCGATACTCATGGTTACGGTCGAGTCTTTACCGCCGCTTATCGAAACAACATGGATAACTTTTTTTATTTTCATGCTCAATTATTACCCGAATCCATCCCCTTTGTCACGATAATTTATTTTAATTTAAATCGAAAAAAAACTATTGCATCGGCTGGAAGGTATGGTAATCTGATGGCAAGTGAAGAGCACAACAACTCAACGGGAGCCAGAGCCATGAACCAGAGACAATTCGACATCGCCCAGGCCGAGACGCTTGCATCTCAGCTTTCGGCAGTATTGGTCCCTTACCCTGTAATCTCGGTGGAAATCTATCAAGGGAATACCAAGGTCCATCTTCCGGAAGACATCTTTAAGGATCTGTTTCAGGGGTTCTCTACCAGGGACCACGGCGGGACAGAACCACATCTTTATCTTTCTGCGAAGATTGGTGACGTTGAGTTTTTCACCCTGGAAAAGGTTGAAGTTGAGATAGAGGCATGAACGCATACCAGAACGCGCAGATAGCTTACGATAGCATGGCAGAGATCGACATTGAGCCGGATGGCGGTAGCGATGAGAGCGACGGCGATGAGCCGGAGGCGTGGATGGAAACAATTTACGAACTCGAAGATGAAGACGAAAGGAGGTGACGAGATGCGAATCAGAGATGGCCCCACAACCGCCGCAGTAAACTGAATAGATCTGAGTAGTATATAAAGGAAAAACCGTCTGAAAACGAAGTGCACCCGGCCTGGTTAGTTGGGCAACTGGGGCGGGCCGGGTGTTTTAAAAATTGGGGAGCGGATAATGCAGCGGATAAAATACCGGATCAGATTTTACTATCGTGAAACATTGCAATTCTTCGGCATCTGCCCGGACTGCTGGTCGATGATGAACCGAACGCGAACGGGCCGAGCTATATGCCCGAATAAATTATGGCACAGGTGATGATTATGAAAATCCAAAGCTTACGACCATGGAACAATTCCACAACCCTGGCCCGAAACAACAGGGCGATGTGGAACAAATGCACACTGATAGAGAAAATATACATCTGGCTCGGGATTGCCAATCAGGTACAGGGCCGCAACGAGTACCGACTCGGGATGATTTGATGGGCGCGGCTCGTCCGGTAAAAAACACAGTAGTTTATAAAGGCGAGCTCTGGCCGCTCAAGAGATTGGCAGAGAGTAAGGGTTTCAAATACCCCACCATTTACGGACGGTGGCGAGTGCTCGGATTTCCCAGTGAGGCAGACGATTCCTTGTTCTATCCGCTGGCGGGATACCACGACGGCAGGACGGCATTCAAATACTCTCTTGACGGGGTTGTGATGTCGATGGTTGCCATAGCCAAAGCCTGCGAGGTGAGTGTCGGATTGGTGACAAATCGTGCCAAGCGATACGGGCCTGATCTCACGAGAAGCCAGCTCCGAATTGATAGGCCATGC